TGTCCTTTATTTAACTTTCCGTGTGCCTCAATTAATGTATTGATTAACATTGTTGCTTTACTGTCTTCTTTATATTTTTGGGATGTAAATGTATGATATATTTTATACTCTTTTAATAAAGATGAATCACCACTAAAATATTTTTTAATAATAGATAAGGCCTTAGGCGTATTACCAGCAATAGTATCAGCCGTTAACTGCCTAGTTAGGAGTTCAAATAAAATTCCAGTATTCTTGTACTTAGAATGTTTTACTTTCATTGTTTGTTTATAAATTCGAATTTATCTATATATAAATATAGACTTATTTCTGAGGCTTGATGTTTTCTTCAGATAGCATTCCACTCTCATTTGTTTCTTTTATAATCTGCTTTTTATTGCGAAGTTTTTGAAGAGATTTTTTTAAACTTTTAGCTTCAAATGTAGAAACCTTATTACCATCTGATGGTTTTTCGGGTTTAGGAGCTGATTGTCCCCCCTTACCTAATGGGTCTCTACTAAGATTTCCTTTGTCTGAACCATAATTTTGTGGGCGTTCTACTGGTCTACCTGGTTCTTTTTCATCATAGCCTGTTGGGACTTGAGCAGGTCCTACTGCTTTGTCTCTTTTATTACCATATAATGAAGCTAAATCGTGAGGTGTACCATATGATATACCTGATTCTGCGGGATCATTACCTTCGTTTTCAAGTTGTGACATTCTAAATTTATGTAATGCTTCAACTATTTGTTGGTCTTTTTCTCCTTCATATTGGTCAGGAGATAACCCAAATACATTTTCATAAACCCAATCTTTTGAAAATAATCCTTTATCAATCATTTCACCAGCAACTGTTGTTTTTGCTGTAAATAGTTCTATTTTTTCTTGTTCATAAATAATTGATGGTGTAGTTAATTCTAAAGAAAAGTCAACTAATTGTTCGTCTGTGAAACCTTGTGAGTATAAATGTACTAATGCAATTTTAGTTAATTCTGATTCTACAATTCTTTGAACACGTTCAACTGTACGAGCAAATCTAACATCCATACCTGCTAATGTTGATTTTCCCTCTACTCCTTCATCATATCCTAAATATGGTTTAGGTATTTTTAAAGCTGCCATCATTTTAGATTTTAAATACTCTATATCTTGGGTACCATCATAATCTAAACCTTTAGTTGTTTCAATTTTAGTTGAATTGTCATTACCTCTAACTGGTATATAGAAGTCTTCAGTAATGTTTTGCATGTTATATTTTAAGTTGTAATCACCTGTTTGTTGATCTATATAAGGTGTTTTTTTCATTTTATTAACTGTTTCAGCCATAAATTGTTCAACTTGTTCTGGTGGTATAGCTCCTACATTAATGTAAAATGTTCTTTTTTCAGGTGCTCTCATAATTCTATGAATTAACATAGCATCTTCCATTAACATTAGTTGTTTAAATACTTTACGAGCTGGTTCTAAAAATGCTCTACCGTAAGGAAGATAATTAGAATCTGTAAGTAATCTAAAATGAGCAACTTCATAATTTTCTAATTGAAATTGATCTCGTCTAATTGTATTTGTGGCTCCTGAAGCTAAACCATTTGGGTCAAGTGTAAATCTAGTATAAGATGGGTTTTCAGGATCAGTTCCTTCTTCTCTTACTACTTCATATACAGATAAAGGAATAACATTATATACTCCATATTTTTCAGATACTTCCATTTTTAAATAAAAATCTCCATACTTACACATATTTCTAATCCATGTAGATAAATTAAATTCTACATTTAAAACATCATAAAATAAATTATGTAATACTTTTCTAATATTCTCATCAGCTGACTGAATATTTAAAACTTGACCAAATTCATTTCTTGAAGTTGTTTCATCAGACATAATATCTAATGCAGCCGCGATAATTGGATCATGATCCATAGCTTCATAATCACTATAAAGTTGCAGTCGCATTGACTGATAATTTAGTGTGGGGTTGTATTGTAGTGAAGATCCTACAGGTTTGTGTAAACGTGTAAATCTATCATAAAGTGAATTAGATGCTAGGTTTCCATACTTTTGGATCCTTCCGGTATCCATTACTTTTAATTTTTTCCCACCAACATTTCTAATGATTACATCACTCGAAAATAATCGTTGTAATCTTGTAAATAAACTAGTATCTGCCATTCTTTTTTGTTTGTTATAAATATATTAAAGGAGCCAAGTCAAATCTTGTTGTCCTTTATCTCCTAAGTCTTGTGTCCAGCCTGCTTGTTTTTTGTTTACCCCACCTGATGTATAAATACCTGGGGTGCTTTTTCCTAAATTTCTTAATGTAGCTCTGGTTAAATCTATTCCTTGTTGAGCAAATTTTAACGCTGTGTCTCTTACATAACATCCTGTTGCTAGGGACATAACTAAATCATCATTATATCCCGTTTGTGCTTCTGCTCTTCCATTTTTCCAAATAAAAGTACGAAGTTCTTCCATTGTTCTTTGTCCTTGGATTATTACTGACTTTTCTCTCATGTAAGCATCTAACTTACCTATAGTTAAAGGGCGAGTTTTCATACTCATAGTAAAACCAGGAACCATTTTTGATGTGTCAGTTATGTCATATCCTTTAGCTAAAAACGCTTCAGCATTTGTTGCTGCGTCGCCTTTAGGTGAATAATATAAATTTTGATAACCTTTATCAATTACAATTTGAATTGTGTTCCAACCTATATTAGCATTTTCAATTACAAGTAATGCATTATTATATTCAGTTGCAATTGCAACTAACATATGACCATATTCTTTTGTACCAATTTGTGCTTTAAATTCACCAATTTGTTTGGCTTCTTCAATGTCAATAATATGAAAAGCAGAATAATCTTTACTGTCTCCTCTAGCTACATCGGCTACAATTAAATATTTTCTTGTATAATCGGGATATTCCCAAATGTGTAAACTTCCATCTATACCTCTTTTTTCTACAGGTTCACATATAAATGTTTTTTCATAGTAAGATAAAAGATCAACGTCAAATACTGTATTACCAGAAGTAGAAAAATCACAGTCACATTCTTGTGCTGCCATTCTAGGTCCTAACTCATCATCTTGTTTATTTCTCCAATCTTGGTTTCTTTCTGGGTGTACTGTCCAAGGTAATTTTATAGGTGTAAAACCATTTCTTCCTTCTTGTGCTTTAATCCACATTCTATGAAAAAAGTTACCTGTGCCATTTGGTGTAGATAAAACAATTGCTCTACCACCCGTTGATAGTGTTTGTTGTGACGAACCCCAAATGTCTTCTATTCTATTTTCTTCAATAAAGGCAGCCTCATCAATAATCAACAAAGAAATTGCTTCTGATCTACCAGCATCACTTGCTGCGGACACTGCTTTAATTTGAGAACCATTTTTTAGTCGAAGTGCTAATTTGTTTTTTTCAACAAATCCAATTTGTAACCAGGAAGGTAAATTGTCATACATAAATTTTACCTTTGTAACTAAGTTTTTTGCTGTGTCTTGTTTGGTTGCAACAACTAATATAGCTTTATCTCTTTGAAAAACCATCATCCACAATGCAATACCTGCAGACAATGTCGAAATACCTAACTGTCTAGACTTTAAAATAACACTTCTGTCGTTCTTTTGTAATAATTTTAAGGTAGCTTCTTGAAAAGGATAAAGGTTAAATTGAACACGACCTCTGGTTGGGTGTTGAATATAACAATACTTTCTCATAAAGTAGACTGGATCTTGAGCACATTTAACGTACTCTTGCTTTATGATTTGTTTTATATTAGATTGTGCCATATGTTATACATATTGAGCTACAGCGTTTTTAACTTGCTCTATACGTTCTTCTGTTGTACCTTTAATAGTAATAGTATTACGTCTAAACATTTGTGTAATTGATTTTATTTTACTGTCAACCGCCATTCTATATTCAGCATTTGTTTCTCTAACGCCATTATCTTCTATTTCTACACCCTCAGGAGACACATAAAATAAAATATCATACTCTTTTATTAAATAATATAAAGTAGCACTTAAATAATGTTTATGAGCTGAATCCATTGAAGTAGATAACTCAGCAAATGCCATTACATCAACTACTGTTCTATCAGTGATTATATTTTTTTGCATTAATTCACTTGCTCGTTCAGCAGCAAATATTAATTGGCCCTTTAAAGTTGAATCTGTATTTAAAGGTATGCCCATTTCCATAAGATATTTTGATCTTTCTGTTCTGAATGTATAATCTTTAAATTCAGGTAGTTCCTTTAACGCTTTTACTAATGTAGTTTTTCCTACACTCATTGTACCACAAAATCCTATTTTCATATATTAATGTCTTGATGTTCCTTTTCCTGCTGCTGTTTTATACCATGGTAAACCTTCTTTACCTTTCATAATTTCATTCCAATCATCATAAGTAAATTCAATACCATTTAAATAATATTCTTTTCTTTTTTGCTCTGTATTAATTAAAGCAGGACCATCTTCATTATGGAATACTGCTTTATGACCCATGTCTAATACTAGTACTATTGTTTTTGATCCATCTTCTTCAATTTTAGCACATCTTCTAACTTTAGTTTTAGGTTTAAACCATTTTGCAATATTTTTTCTTTCTTCATCTAAAGCTGCTGCTTTTTGTTCTTTTGTTGTTTTATATTTATTCATAACTTACTATACTATGTTCGTGGAAATCAGGAAATTCTTGTTTTATTTTTAATAATGCTTCTGCAACATAAGTACCTTGAGCTCCTGAAACCGTAATACCTCTTGCTGACAATGCATCACCTACGAAATGTACATTAGGAAACCTAGTTAAACTTAAATCATCGTAATTAACTAATGGTTCTGGTGATAAATATTTTACTTCAGGCATGTAAATACCCCAATCTTTACCTAATGTTGGGAATACTGTTTCCATATCATCTATAAAATCGTGAATGTATGAAGCATATTCACCAATTGCATCCCATAAAGGGTCCATACTATTTACAACGTGTGTTTCTACATAATCTCCTTCTGATGTTTTAGATGGAACTCTTTGTGATGGTGAATAAAACATTCCTACACCTTTATGTTGTAATTTTTCTACTGCTTCTCTTGACCAGTCAAATGGTTTATCAATACCTTTAATTTCCATTAATATACCAAAATTAGTCATGTCGTTTCTGTATGCTTCGTCTTTTTTAGCATGACCATTATAACTTATATCTCCGTAAGTGTGTTCAGCAGCTACATAAGCAGCATTATTGTTAGTACAAAATGATCTTAATGATACACCTTTGTCTTCAAACTTTCTATATAATTTAAAGTCATAAGATACATCAATTAATTTTTGAAAGTGTTTTTGTGGTGCTTCAAAACGTACTCCAATTTGTACTGATTTAGGTTCTGTGGGTAATTCGTATTCTTCTGCTAATTGTTTTCCAAAGTCAATTCCTGATTTACCCACACCAAAAATAAGTTCATCATAATCTTCCCAACCATTATCATATAATACTATATTTTTATCAAAATCGATGTCTGTGACTTTAGTTTCCCAAAGAAATTCTACACCTTTTTCTACTAAATAATTATACCAATTCTTACCAATTTCATGTAAATAATCTGTGCCAACATGCCATACTGGGAATAATCTTAAACCAAAATGTGGTTTAATAAAATCTGGTTCAGCTACTGGGTTAGAACACTGTACTTCAGACGGATTTGGGTGAAAACGTTTAAAATTATCAATTACTTGATCAAATAATTCCATTGCCTTTTCATCACCTGTGTATTTAGACAACTGTCCTCCTATGGATGTATGATAAGTTAATTTACCATCTGACCAACCACCTGCTCCTAAAAAGCCTCTCATTACATCTGCTGCTGGTCTTCTATATGGATCTAAACCCATATCAATAATGGTAATTTTTCCATCAAACCCATTATCTACTAATTTTGTAGCGGCATTTACTCCTGCAACACCTGCTCCTACAATTACTACTTTAGTCATATTATATCTTTATTTATTGGTTAATATACGAAAAAAAAGTGACCCAACCAAATGATTGGGCCACAGCTCCTTTTTTAATTTTAAATCGTCCGGCTATGAATCGGACTGTATGTTTTTAGCAATTACAACAAGTGCATTCGCAACTTGTTCCACAATTACATTCTTTACAATTACATTTCATTATTTTTTACTTTTTTCAAATGATCGACCACCAAAATAGGCACCAATCACGGTAATTAATACTAGTTGTAATAAATCTGTCCATTTCTGTTCTACTGTAAATGAAATAGTTCCTGCGTCAATAAATATCATTAAAACTGTAGAGACAACTAAAAATATAAGAATCATTGGTCTAACATTTTTGCTTAACCATGAATCACTATTCATGTCTGCTTTCCATCTGTCTGTGATATTGGCTTCCATTTTTGTTTCATAATCTGAAACTAGTTCTTTAATTTTTTGTTCTGCAGCTAATTTTTCTTCTTTAGATGTGTGTAAGTTATCTATAACTCCACCTACACCTTTTACTAGGTCGGCTGCGCCCCCTGAAAATAATTTTGTTAATATACTCATAACGTTATTGGTTTTTTAATTTATTGGTCTTCTTCCCAGTTTTCAATTACCATATATGCAAATTCCTTAGCGGTTATTGAAATATTTTCTGGGTCAGATCCTTTAGAATTTTTTCTTGCCATACGATAGTAATAATCATTTGTTGCTTCTATGTACTCTTCTAATTCACCATCGACCATTTTATCACCTATTTCTAGTTGAATTAATCTTTTTACTTCTGGTAGGAAATCATCAGCTGCATCAGACACATCAGCTGCATCATCATAAGCATCTATATCCCAAGTAATTTCTTCTTTTAATAGTTTACCATACTTGTTTTCAGTAATCCATTTTTTGTAATTAAATTTTGCCATTTTTTTATTGGTTTTTTACTTTATCTTCCCAATCTCTAAAAAGGAGATTGCCTTTTAAATATGCTTCCATTTCCATTTTTCTCATATGTTTATCATCTTGAGCGTATGTTGGTGAAGAAGCATCACCTAAATCTAAATCACCTCTTTCATTTTGAACGTGGTGGATTAATTCATGCGCAAATGATCTACAAATGTCTTTATCGTGTCTGTTTGTAATGTATAAAACAACAGACATGTCTGCTGGATTATAGTATGCTGTTTTACCAAAGATGCCTTCAGCGTTTTCCTTATCTTGTTTTAGATGAAGTTTAGGAGTATTTTGAATGTCAAATTGCTCCTTTGCTGTTTTATATATTTCTCCTAAGGCTTCTTTTAATTCCATTATGCTTCGTCTTCAGCTGGTTCTTCAGTAGGTTCTTCAAAGTCAGCTTCTGCACTATCTTCACTGTCTGTTGTTTCTTCTCCTGCTTTAATTTGGGGTTCTTGTAGTAATCTATTAAGATGAGATTTAGCTAATGCTAATTCTTCTGAATCACCTAAATAATATTCTTTAGCTTCAATTTTAACAGCTAATGAGTATTCTTTATATATAAGTAAAAATGATTGTCCATTAGTAAGAAAAACTTCGTATGATGGTGGTACTGTTGCTGCTGCTTTAGTGTGAGTTATATATCTAACTAAAGGATTTAGTTTTAAATCATGTTTTAAGGCATCAACAAGTTCTTGAGGTAAAGGATATTTTTCCTCCATTAAACGGTGGATTTCTCTTTTTATTTGTTCTCTAAGTTGTTTCATTATTTTTCTATCTCTATTTCTTCTCCATCTAATTCAAATGAATCTTTTCCAGCATCTTGAGCTTTTTGCATTTCATATCCAAATTTATTTCCTTCGTTTGGTTCTTCATTAGTTAATCCTGATGCTAATGTTTTTTCTTCCATTCCTGGTTCCATTCCTTCTTCAGCATTATTAACCATTTTTTCTGATGAATTTCTAAATTCCTTTTCACTCATTTCTAATTCAAGCTTTAGTTTTTTCATTCCTTCATACTGGTTTCTTGCTCTTTTAACGAATGCTTCTGGAACTTGTGTTCCTTTATGAGCATAATCTTGAACTATTTCTTCGTCTGTTTTTCCTTTATCAAACATTTCAAAGAATTTTTTCATGGCACCTTCCATTAATAATGCTCTTTTATTGTATTTGTCTACATGCTCCATTAAATTACTGTCGCGTCTTACAAATTCATAATCTAAATAATGGTAAACTGCAGACAAATAATCTGATGCTTTAGTTAATTTAGCTTGAACCCATGCTGGTAATTGTTCCATATCATCAAGCATATCATGAAGTTTCATAGCATATTTACCTGTTTTATACATTTGTGATTTTGCCATTCTACCTTCATCATCAACATAATCGTCTTTACCTACATCGTTAGTAAATTCTCCTTCATTGATTTGACGATAAATGTAATTTAAAGCAGCCTCTTTATTATCAAATGTTGGCATTTCACCATCCTTTTGAAGTTCACTATCACCATCAACAACTTCTTGACCTTTTGCTGCATATTCACCATTAGTCATTGAAGGACGTTCTCCAAATTTATTTTCAATGTCTAAATATCCTGAACCAATTATAACTAAGTCTTCATCTGGATTGTCCATGTCTTCAGGTTCGTATGTTAAATCTTCTTCTGCTACAGTAACTTCATCTCCTGTTAGTTTTGCTGAATCTATTGCTGTGTTTACTGCATCAACTGTAGTTTTAGCTGCTTTGGCTAAGTCTGCTGCGTCTCCTTTTGATG